CCTATAGGTATATAATACCTCCTGGTTTGCCCCCCAGGCCGTTCGGAACTGTCTCCTGGAACTTCTTACGTCGTTCCAGAAGACTGTTTAGGATCGTTGGCTTTGGCCAGCAATCTGAAGACTGCTTTTCAAATCATCTGAGTCAAGAAATGTTGATAAGGGTTCTCCCTATCGACAAATTTTGAGTTAGAGGGTATTGGAAGATATTCTACGGGCATGACTGGGAGATTTGGATCTGGAGCGTCAGCAAAGCAGGAGATAGCCATAAAAAGCTTTTCTCCGACTAAGTTGATAGCTCTAGTCCATGGGTGAACGGAAGGATTAGCACCTCGGGGCTCAATTGAGCTTTCCAAGTAGCTTATTCCCTCCCTCTCGAACAGTTCCTGTACTCCTTTGTTGGAGCACAGTAATTGATCGACAGAGTCTCTCAGTTTGTAAATGTTCTTCACTCGTTCAAGATTAATCTCTTGAAGGAGTTCCTCGAAGGAGAAAGTTACGGTTTTACCTTTATACTTGAAAGTATATTGGGAACCGGCTTCCTTCTTCAAGTAGAACAGTACAACTGAAAGAAGTTCTTTCCCTATCTCATTAAGGAAAGACGGGTACTCAAACTTGGCCCAGTCTAGATTATAGGATCTTAGATTTAACACTCTGTATATTTCACCGAAGCTCTTTAGAGACTTCGATGCCTTATTCAGAATGGTATAGCTAAGTCCTGTAATTTCGACACCATTGTGGAAGAGACGCTTTGCGTACTCAACTGCAATTGGTGGAGCCTCGCTCCGGATACTTTTCGTTGGTGATATCTCTACTCCTAGAGATGTCATTACCGATTGGTATCTGTTAGCAACCGCCCTGTTTCAGATAACCACGTCATCACCAAGTACAGTGTAAGACCTGAAGGAATCTATTCCTTCGAGTTTTGCACTATATTCGATGATGGCATGGTGCGTAAGTGCAAAGACTGCCCATGAGCTTAGGAAACCTAACGGTTGTCCTACGCCTCACTGGTAATCTTTGTCCTTATATCTGAACTTCCGATCTGACATAACACCTTGCCATGCACCACCGATCTCTTTTCCGAATATCTGATCAACGATTACTCGTTGAACAGATATCGGGAAGCGGTCGGTGGCGCTAACAAGGTCAAAACTGTAGGCACACTCCCGGGCCTCGGCAGCCATTCTCATGGCGGCTTTGTCCTGGTTGTGTGTCCCATCAGTTTCGAGTGTTCTAAGCACACCCATGATGAAATCATGGATGGGTTTAAGGCACTGCTGTGATCAGAAGTCTCCAATAGCAATTAACCGTGTCTTTCCCCCAGGTTCTGGTAGTAAGGCAATTCTGCTATGTATCACTGTGTGTTTTGTTTCCAATCCAACACAAGAAGCTTGTAGATCACCTAGTAGTCACTGATTTCCCGAAAGGGAAGCCAGTTTTACTATGTGACCTAGAAGTTTCTTGTCTTGGAGAAGAGCCAATCCATCATAGTGTGCATACGGAATCGCATTACCATTAGGACCTCGGGCTAAAGTCATTGTTATATTGTCTCTTTGGAGATTAGGTTTTCTCTTAACGATTCTAGGGATCCATACCTTAACCCACTCACCGAAGGATTTGATAAATCCATCGATGTTTGGGCCCGGAGACGTGATCTTTGATCAGTCTACACTTGGTTTCAAGTGTACACTCTCGAAGAATCTCGTCACCGTTAAGGCAAATCTCTTATCATGAGGAGAACCAGATAGCCATGGCTTCAAAGGCATGAGAGCCTTTGGAAAACCACTACTATCTGACTTCCGGAAGGATAAGGGAGTCCAAGAGTGGCCAACTGCGAATCGAGAAGCAATAATATGCATCTCTTTTCCCAATTTGGCCACCTGGGCCTTACCTTCGTGTTTCTCTAATTTAGATAAATATGAAGAGTAAGTCTCAGCTGCTTTGTCAAAATTACTAGGATCCAAAACGTTTCCGATAGCGGCTAAGGCCGTTATTAGAGCGATTTGTCTTCTGGTCATTTTGTCTTTGTAGTTTTGCTCTCCCCCTCAACAGGGTGCGTCTACTAAGTAGAGCTAGAGAG